AACTGAATATTATAGAAATGGTAGAAAAAATAAACCCACATTGGGTGATGGATTTAGAAACTATTGTAGATTGCTTCATAGCAGTGTTCCAACATTATAAGACAACAGAAACTAAAATATTTGTTGTTCATCAATCCAGAAATGACTTCCCAGAATTTGTTAAGTTTCTAAATGAATGTAAAACAGAAAACCAATGGCATATATCCTATAATGGATTAGCTTTTGATGCTCAGATTACACAGAAGATTCTTAATGAACAGAAAAGACTGTTAAAACTTGATACTCAATCTATTATAAATTTTATTTACAATTATGCTCAAGAGGTGATTGATAAAACTTCAAGAGGTGACTTTGCTGAATTTGCCCCATACAAGCTTAAGATTAAACAGATAGATTTGTTTAAGCTTAATCACTGGGATAATAAAGCCAAGATGAGTAGTCTTAAATGGATACAGTATTCTATGGACTGGAATAATGTTGAAGAAATGCCTCATAAACACTCTGAACCTGTGTTAATGATGGAACAACTCAACATGATCATTAATTATTGTATTAATGATGTTCAATCTACTAAAAGGATTATGGAGTTATGTAAATCACAAATTAATTTAAGAGCTACTATTAGTAAAAAATATAATATTGATTGTTATAATTATTCTAATACTAAAATTGGTAGTGAATTACTACTTAAATTGTATTGTGATAGAACAAATAAAGATCCTAAAGAAGTAAAAAAAACTAGAACTATAAGAAATAATATTATTGTAAAAGATATATTATTTCCTTATATATCATTTAAAACTTTAACTTTTAAAGAATTTTTTCAAAAGGTTACTAATACTATAATTAAAAATACTAAAGGTGATTTTAATCATACAGTAAAATATGATATTTATAATTTTGAATATGGAACTGGTGGTATACATCAATGTATTGAGTCTGGTATATATGAAGCTAATAATAAATTTATAATTAAAGATTTAGATGTTGCATCACTATATCCTTCTATAGCAATACAAAATAAAATGTACCCTGCTCATTTAGGAATGGATTTTTACAATGTTTATAAAGAAGATATTGTAGATGTAAGATTAGCAGAAAAAGCTAAAAAAGATAAAGGTGATAAAGCAATAGTTGAAGGTTTTAAAGAAGCAGCTAATGCTTCTTATGGTAATAGTAATAGTGAACATTCATGGTTGTATGATCCTCGGTATACTATGCAAACAACTATTAATGGTCAGTTATTATTAACTATGTTAATAGAAGAATTATTGTTAGAACTTCCAGAAGCTATATTATTACAAACAAATACAGATGGTGCTACTTTAAAATTTAAAAAAGTAGATGAACCAAAATATTATGAAATATGTAAAGCATGGGAAATTAAAACAAAATTAATTCTAGAATATGCTGATTATAGTAAAATGGTAATTAGGGATGTTAATGTTAGCATCCAGAAACCTTGTGAATTGCTGGAAAACTAAGGGATAACTCCTATGTCAATCAGCAGCCGAGCTTGAGTATTTATACTCTTGAAGGTTCAGAGACTATCGAAAACACAGATTTATTATCTGGAAGTTAGTAGAGTACACTTAAATGTGGAAGCCCAAGGCAATTATTATTATTATTTGGTATTAATAATTATATTGCATATATTGTAGTATGAAACCAAATAAAAAACATCAATTTACTGGAATTTATTGTATTAGGAATTTATTTAATAATAAAGTATATATTGGAAAATCAAAAAATATTTACAAAAGAATTCATCAACATATATATGATTTAAATAATCATGATAAAAGAAAAATGGAAAACGAATATTTGGTAAATTCTTGGATTAAGTATGGTAAAGATTCTTTTGAATATATAGTTTTAGAAAAAACAGAAGATGAAATACATACTGCAGAAAAAGAACTTTATTGGATGAAAATTTTTGATTCTCTTAATAAAGAAAAAGGGTATAATCTTAGAAGTGATTCTGATTCTAAAATGATTTGTAATATAAAAACTAAATTAAAAATTAGTGAAAGAGTTAAAAAAGAATGGGAGTTAGGATTTAGAAAAAATCATGGTAAAAAACTTTCAGATAATTGGAAAACTACACCTGATAGAAATAATAAACAATCTCAAATCATGACTAAAAATTTAACTAAATATTCTTATAAAATAGATAATGAATTTATAAATTATAAAGAATTATGTTTACGAGGTTATAAAAATGCATTGTCAGAATTTTATAAGAAAAAAACTAATATAATAAAATTAAAAGGTAAAATGATTGAAAGAATAATAATTGATGATATAGTCCAATCCTTATAGAAATATAAGAAAATTAATGTAACAATTACATAGGAATTTATACAAACGGTAAAGTAAAATGTAAAGGAAGTTTTGAATGGGAAGATTTACAAAATTGTAAACCAAGTCATTTACATAAAAATAAAAGTTTTCTTATTATTCCTAAAGCAATTTATGCTTACTTTGTAAATGGAATTAAACCAGAAGATTTCTTAGAAAAAAATGAAAACATATTTGACTATTGTGGAGCTGTCAAAGGAAAAGGAGGATGGTATTTTGAAGAAAGATTTATTAAAGACGGAGTAGTTTATAAGAATAAACTTCAAAAGATTATCCGTTATTATATTTCTAATGATGGAAATAAAATAGTTAAATGTCATCAGGATGGAAGAGAAATACAAGTGGAAGCTGGTGAATGGTTACAGACTACAGTGAATAAACTAGATGGTTCTAAAGAATTTAGTACATATAACATAAATAAAAAGTATTATCTAGAAGCCATCTATAAAGAAATAGAAGGAATTCAATCTGTAAATTATAATAAACCAACACAACTTTCTTTATTTTAAAAAATTAAATTAATAAACAATGGCAATTATTGCACTAAACTCTGACTCTGGAGCAGGAAAAGACACTGTGGGATGTATAATTCAGTACCTGCTATCTGATTCTGTAGGTAATATTACAGTTGAAGAAGCTGTTACTAATTATGATGAACATGAATGGTGGCTAGAAGAAAACTCTGAATGGGAAATTAGAAAGTTTGCTGGGAAACTTAAAGATATAGCTTCCCACCTCACTGGTATAGATATAGAAAAATTTGAAGACCAAGAGTTTAAGAAAACTTTGTTAGGTCCTGAATGGGGAACAATTGTAAGAACACCTTTAAATAGTATTCCTGTATTTGAAGATGTTAAATTTAACAGTTTAATGTCAGTGAGGGACTTCTTACAAAAGCTAGGTACTGATAGTTTAAGAAACAATCTTCATCCTAATGTATGGGTGAATGCATTGATGTCAGACTATAGACCTATAGAGTATAATGATGATGAACAACCCCGTCTACCTAATTGGATTATTACAGATTGTAGATTTCCTAATGAAGCTCAAGCTGTAAAAGATAAGGGTGGTTTAGTTATCAGAATAGATAGACCAGGAATTAAACCTATTAATGATCATCCTTCAGAAATAGCACTTGATAATTGGAAGTTTGACTACAAAATAGCTAATGTATCTGATATATATGCTCTTAAAGAAACAGTGGAAGTTATTTTAAAACATGCTAAAATTATAAGATAATGGCAAAAGTTAGTATGGACTTTGATAAAACCATGTCTAAGCCTCATGTCCAGGAGTATGCTAAACAGCTCCTGGACCAAGGTCATGAAGTATGGGTTGTCACAGCTAGATATGATGAATGTCATATACATTTATATAATAGAACAGAATGGACTGAAGCAGGTCAACAAGACTTGTGGGATGTAGTGGATGGTTTAGGTATTCCTAGACATCATGTAAGGTTTATGAATATGGAACCTAAATACACTTATTTAGACAGAACACATTTTGTATGGCATTTAGATGATGACTTTGTAGAAATATCTGATGCTAAAAGATATGGGTGTAGTGTTCCATTTATACAAGTGGAGGCAGGTTCTTGGAAAAACAAATGTGAAAGAATATTAAAAAAGAAAACAAATGGAAAATAAATATTATACACCATCTATAGAAGATCTACATGTTGGGTATGAGTGTGAGTGGAATACTCATGCTGATCCAACACAGATTGACCAGTTTACTACATGGACACATCATGTATTCACTGTAGAAAGTTTGGAAAACTATGGGATAGAGTGTATGAAAAAAAATATGAAACACTTTAGAACTCCATATCTAACTAAAGAACAAATAGAAGCTGAAGGATGGAAAATTAAAACATATGATATTCATAAAGCTTTTGATTTTGTTTTTAAAAAAGAAAACTACTTTGGTATACGTTTAAAAACTGGTAAGTTAGATATTCATATGGCTGATGTTATAAAAGATGAATACTTAGAACGTACCTCACATAGTAGATTGTACTATGGTGAATGTAAATCTATTAATGAACTAAGAATTATATGTAAACTATTAAATATAAAATAATGATTAGCCCTATAGAAGCAGATGACATATATGTAAAAGTGTATGATCCTGAAAAGAAAGAAGTGATAGCTACATATGATAGTTATGCTCAGGCTGCAAGAAAACTTGGGCTTACAGATAAAGTGATATACAATGCTTGTGCTAATAAGACAAGAAGGTATTCCCCATTTTTAAATAAAGAAGTTGCTATTAGAACTGCAGCTAAACCTAAAACAGAAATAAAATAATAGTTTTTTAAAATAAAAGTCATAATACTTGATATTATGACTTTTATTTAGTATATTATTTTATAAATATACAAACATGAAAAAATCTATTGAAATTGGAACAACATTTGGAAATCTAACAGTTATTGAATATTTAGGTTCTATAAATTATAATAATACCTATTTATGTAAATGTGTCTGTGGTAAAACAAGAAAGGTAAAACTTACTCATATTTTATCTAAAAAAATAAATAATTGTGGATGTAAAAAATTTATTTCTAAACAACATGCTAATCAAAAATATTCTCCAGAAGAATCTTCTTATAGAGCAAAAGCAAGTAATTATATAGCTCAAGCTAAAATAAGAAATATTGAATGTACTTTAAACTATGATCAAATTGTACAATTATTAAAAGGTAATTGTTTTTATTGTGATGATGCACCTTCTAATTTATATAATGCAAGATTAAGTAATAGAGTTAATAAAAAAAATAAAGTACAATATGCTGTAAATAATTCTGATGAATATTCTATTTTTTATAATGGTATTGATAGAGTAGATAATAATAAAGGATATATTCAAGGAAATGTAGTATCTTGTTGTATGCAATGTAATACAGCTAAGTTAAATAATAACCTTGAAGATTTTAAAAATTGGATTAAAAAAATATATAATAAACTAATAAAAAATTAATTATGAAGTTGCTTCACATTTCTGATAGTCATACTTATCACCATCAATTTCCAAAAACTAGATTTGAGGGGATAGATATATTAGTTCATTCTGGTGATGAATCAAACTCTAAAGACCCATATAGAAATAGAGAAGAATGTCTTGATTTTATTGAATGGTATAAAAATATTCCTATAAAACATAAAATTTTTGTTGCAGGTAATCATTCTACAGCAATATCTCAAAGAAGAGTTACTCCTGCAGATTTTCATGAAGCAGGTATAACATATCTTGAAAATAATGGAACCACTATAGAAGATATAAAGTTTTGGGGAAGTCCTTACACTCCTAAATTTGGTGAATGGTCTTTTATGAAGAGTAGAGAAACCATTAACAGAGTGTGGGAAAATATTCCTAAAGACACTGATGTACTTATAGTGCACGGACCACCAAAAGGAATAAGAGATTTATCACATGATAAAGATGGAACATTAGAATTTTGTGGTGATGGAGCTCTTATGAAAGCTGTATTAAAACTACAACCTAAGCTTATGTTATTTGGACATATACATGACTCACCTGGATGTTATAACCAGGGAATTAGTCATCACTCTAATATATCTACATTATTTTCTAACGGAGCCTGTGTAGAAGATGGTAAATTTGATAGAGGGTTGACATCATTTGGAAACATTTTAGAAATATAAAACATGAAAGATAAATTAAAAAGTTGTCTATATTTAGATGACACAAGAACTCCAACAGAAACAATCCCTGGATACAGTCCTTGGGATGTAGTTAGAAACTATAATGAGTTTACAAAATACATTCTAAAGAATGGTATACCTGATCTGATAAGTTTTGATCATGATCTAGGAGAAGAACATATGAATGATTATTTTAAGCAGCTGTTAGATAAAGGATTTCAACAACCTGATTATGCTTCTTATAAAGAGAAGACTGGATTAGATTGTGCTGGCTGGCTAATAGACTATT